GGGCCCGGTCGTGCTGAGGCCGCGGCGATGAGCTACCTACGCATCGGCCTCGCCATCGCCGCTGCCCTGGCGCTCGCGTGGCTTGCGCACCGCGTCTCGCTATCGTTCTCGCAGGCCGACACCATCGAGGCGCAGGGCGAGCAGATCGACACCCTGAACTATGCCCGCCTGCGCGACACCCGCATTGCCCGAGAGCTCGGCGTCTTCCGCAGCCAGCAGTCCGATTGGATGCGGGCCTTCCACGACGAACTCGGCAAGAAGCCGCTCACGAAAAAGGTGCCACCTCATGTTGACCCGAAGACCGGCGCCATCGAGCCTTGCGTTGTGCGCGACCCTGTTCTCTATCGTCGGCTGTTCAACGAAGCCGTTACCGGCGCCCCCGCTGGTGTGCCTTGAGGCGTGCCGGGTAAACACCTGCACGCTGTCGAAGTTCTACGACGGCAAGGACGATGAGGCGCGAGCGGCTGAGGAACTGAACTGCGTGGCGGTCAACGCCAACTATGCGCGGGAGTGCGCGAAGCTGCACGAGACTTGCCGGCGCGAGCTTCAGCCGGATCCCTGACTCGGTTTTTTACCTACGTGCCAGACGCGCCGGAGCTCGGCGCCACGGTGGCCGCACTTGCGGCAGACCAGGCGGGCTTGAGTACCGACGAGCTCGTTGCCACCCTCGCGCGTGATCTCGCGGCCGCAGCCGCGACATTGGATGTGCCAGAGCTCATAGCCGTCGACCATGGCCGGCAGGGTACGGACTGGCGCTCTGTCCACAGCAAGGCTCGGCCGACTGGGCTGGATACGCCCACAAATGAGCGCGCGCATTTATAAGAGAGAATCAGGGTATGGCGGCGCTGAATATTCGGCGCTGATGGGCAAACCAGCGGCCCGGCTGATGGGGAGGGGCGGGGAAATATTCAGCAACTTCGGCCGCAAATAACCTGCCAAAACCGGAAGTTACGCTCGTGTGTGCGTCAGCCTACGAACCAGGTGGTCGGGAGTTCGAATCTCTCCGGGCGCGCCAACTTACGAGCGATCGCTGCTGAATATTCGCAGCGATGCTGAATATCACGACCGCGCCTTCGCGCGAGTCAGGCCCCGAACGTAGTGCCGTTTCGTCGTGTCGCTGCTCGCATGGCCCAGCCGATCGCGAGCTTCCTCGAGCGTCGCGGCCGACGTGGCAGACACGCTGCGCAAGTCGTGAAACGTGAAGTGCATGCCGCCCGCGTCGGTGTGCTTCTTCATCAGCCGCTGCCACATCGCCGAGAAGCCGCGCGGCGAGTAACGTCGGCCGAGGCGGGTGCGCAGGATGTACTCGCATGGGATCTGCGGCGACATCGCCTTCGAGCGTCTCACCAACTCACGCAACGTCGGCGACCATTCGACCAGGACGCCGGCGCCAGTCTTCCCTTGCTCGAAGACAATCCCCTCGTCATTGCAGTCGTCGTGCTTCGACTTCAGCAAGTCCTCTCGTCGCTGCCCGGCGCACAGCGCGTACTCAATCGCGAGCTTCATGCGCGGAGTCGCGAGCGCGTGCAGCTTCCAAACTTCCTCGAGCGGGACATTCGGTCGGCGTGGTGATCGTGGGCCGTAGTCGATGTCTCGAACCGCGTTCACCGTCGACACACCCCAGCGGATCGCCTTGCCCAGCACGTGGCCGAGCAGCGCGACCTCGTGCCTGGCGGCAACGGGCGCGGGCTCGCCGTCCTTCGTTCGCCGGCCGTCGAGATAGCGATAGGCGTGCTGCGCGGTGAAAGCGTCGGGAAGGATGTGCCCGCAGTACTTCTTCAGGCGGTCAAGCTGCGTCGCCTGATCCTTGCGTGTCGCGGCGCTGCGTTTGAGCGGCAGCACCTCGGCGCGGTATCGATCGATCACATCGCCGATGGTGCGGCCCGACCAGTCGGTGCCGATGAGCGCGGCGTACTTTGCAATCGCGTCGGTGAGATCGTGCCCGCAGTTGACGGGCTTCGCGCCCTTGGGCCTGAACCAGTAGGTCCCGCGCTCGAGATAGAGCCGCTGCGGGAGATGCTTGTCGCGGGTGCGCGTTCTACCCATGAAGGGCGCTGTAATCCGGTTCTTGTTTTGCCGCGCGCCCGCCGACCATGTGCCGATTGAACTCGGCGACAGCAACCTTGGGCGCCCCTAGGCCGGAGACGGTAAACCGCCAGCCGTGCGTCTGCAACCACCGGATCTGCGCTGCGTGCTGCACGTAGCCGGTCAGGGATTCGATGTCGTTCGCGGTGAGGGTCATGTGGACTTGTCGCCTACGAACTGATCGCCGGGACTCAACCGCAACACCCGCTCCCGCTCGATCGCCGTGAACCGCAGCGTGACCGACACACCGCCGCGACGCAGGCAGCGCACCGATGAGACGATGCCGCGCATGCCGGTCTGCAGCTTCTTGGCGGCGGCCTCGTTGCGGCAGGCCGTTGAGCAGTAGCGAGCCCAGGAGCGGCGCGGAGTGAACGGGTCAGCGCAGTACTCGCACTGACGCGTGGCGGCGCTCGCGGGCTGGCAATGCATTGTTGAGGCGTTGGGAGTGGTCACTATCTCTCCGCCCACATCTTCAATGGAATGAGCTTCACTAGAGGGGGTCCGGGTTGGTTATCGTGGATTCTTCGACTTCGACAGCCCCGCATTCCTCTGGGGTCACATCAATCTGTCGAGCCACCCACGCGCGCATGTACTGCCACCGTTTCGCAGGGTCGTCCGGCATGCGGCCTGTCTCAATGTTCCAATTCGTGAATTCGTCGTTCTCGTACATGATCTCGCGCGCCAGTTGGTGAGCAATGCCCAGCGCCCCGCCGATCTGCTCCCCGACTTCTGAATCATCCGGGTCGAACCCGCTCAAGTTCACGCCGCGCTGTGCTGCAATCACGCCGAGCGTGCAGTAGCAGCCGTCCTGCTCGAACTCCATGCGCACCAACTTCTTCTCCGGCATGGCATCCAGCGCCACGATCAGTTCGCGCAGAAACGCCTGCCCGCGCTTTCCGCGAATGGCGCTGCTCACTTGCCCGCGCCACCGGATCAAGTCGAAGTGGTCCAGGTCTTCGCTGTAGTTGGCTCTGCTCATGTGACGGATTCCTGAATATTTAGCGTTGAGCAAACACGAAAAAAGCAGTACCAGACTCGTTGTAGCCAGGCTTGTCGTAGGTCACATCCCAACCCTCCGCGCGGTACGCTTCTTCGACATTGAGCCAGCCGCGTTTGAACACCTCGTCGCGCGATACGCCTCCGACCGCTAGACGCGCAACGATGTCAGCCTGTTGCACGCGGGCGCTCCCGTTGGAGAAGTTCGCGGCGATCTCGGCGTTGAACGCATCGAACACCGCAGCCGGGATAATCGCCTTCTGGTGTGTTCCGACCTCGGACGGCTTGATGGGTTTGCTCATTGAACTGATTCCTGATTATTTCGCAGTAGCCGCGAAGCAAGTTTCGTCGTGTTCGCAGTGCTGCATGTCGATGTGGTGAGAGATTCGGCCGTCGATGTAATCCTTCGGCCACGCCTGATATTTGTAGCCGGCGTCAGCGATGAGTTTCTTTGCCCGCTCCTCGTCGAATACTTCCGCCTCGCGGATGTCGCAGCCATAGCCGCGCCCTTCCTTGCGCCACCACACCATCGAGTTACCGACGTGCGCTCGCTTGTCCTGGATGTAAAAAAGACGGCTCATGGGCTTAATCCTGATGATTCGTCGTGGAATGAGTTAAGCGACGTGCTTCTGTTTGTACGCATGCACGCGCTCGCGCCATTCCTGTCGCCAGTGCTCGGGGTGGCTGATAGACCGATCCCGCTCCATCGTCTCCGCGAGCGTTTGCAGCGCGATCCACGCGCCGGCGTCTTCGCTGAACCAATGCGCGCTGCCTCGGATGTGACGCGCGAATTCGGTCTGCGCCTGGTAGTAAGCCTTGCAGTACATCCAGTGCATGACGCCCTTGCAGGCTTCGACCGCGCCCCATACGACGCCGCCAGCGATCAGGATTGCGACGGCTAACAAGGCCAGCCAGCCGATGATTGAAGTGAACGTGTCCATCGAGTTACCTCAAGATTGATGATTGGTACTGGCATCTGTTAAACGCTCAACGGTCACGATGGTGTCGTTGTGCGCAGAGCCGTGGTTGATGAGGGCGTATTCGATTGGCGTGAAGCCGCGTCGCTTGCCGAAGCCGGTGCTGTTCCAGCCGAACGAGATCACTACCCCGCCAGGGGAGAGAATCGAAGTCAGTGCGTTCTTCAGCTTCGACCAGCGACCAACTTGCTGCTGATCCTGCTGGGTCCACTTGCGCCCGAATCCGGCGTACAGCTCCACCACCTGGCGATAGGAGTACGGCGGATCGAACAGCACCAACTGGAAGCGCTCGCCGGCGGAAACAAGCATCTGCGCGAAGTCAAGCGCATCCATGTGGTGGTGCGTCGGCTGCGACGGGTCGAGATCGTTCGTCAGCGTCGCGAGTCCTGATGCCCTGGCGAACGGGTCAACGCTGCGCACTCCTGGCACATATCGCGCCAGCAATGCCGCTACCTGAGGAATGCCGAAGGTGTCGCCGGACGGCATGGCCCAGCATCGTTGGATCGCTGCGCTCATGTATTGGCCAGCACCGCAGCGCGGAGTTTCTTCGCGGTCTCGGTGAGCGCTGCCGCCTGCGCTTCAAGGTCGAACACTCGCACCATCACGGTCTCGCAGAGATTCGCCTGCTTCTTGCGCAGCTCGAACGTCGGATCGTCAACGGCCGGCGCGCCGATGGGCTCGGGCGATTTGCTGCGGAATGGCGGTTCAACTGAACTCATGACTTAATTCCGTGAGATTATGAGTACTGGCGTATCCCGCCATGGGGGAGATGGGGGTCATGGCTTGGGACGCTCCAATACAATCAGGCCGCTGCCGGTCATTCCGCATCGCCTCCACCCAGCGGCTTTGAAACAAGCGCCAGGGTTCGTTGAGCGGATCGCTTCCGCACGGATGTAGGTGTAATGCCTGCTATCAGGCCAGAGGCAATCAGCAATCGAATCCGCTTGGCATATGAGGCACGAGCTGCGATGCGTTGACTCATTCCTAAAGACGGCGCAGTTGATTCCTCGCTGTCCGCTGTCGTCGATGAACTTTCGCCAGACGAACATTGCGTCAGCACGCTCGGTTCGGAGCACGACTTTTTCGCCTGGGCCGACGAACTGTGTTCGTTTTCGTCCATCGGCATATTTGTAGCAGGAGTAGTGCCGCTCATAGAGTTCGAGGCAATCAAGATCGCCGTCCTTTGTTAGCCACCAGAGCGCGCCCATCACTTCCCCCTCGTCTGCTCGTCGATGGCTAACTGCGCAAGCCATTCACCATCAACGAATGGATGCCCCGGCCAATCCTCTGGCGTATCGGAATGTCCCGCCCATGCTTTTGCACGGCCACAAAACCCATCGCCCTCGACGTGCACGCAGTACGGGCCGCCGTTCAATCTGCGCTGGCCGATATCAACCATCGGGATCAACAGCGCGTGTGCTCGCGACAGCTCTTGGCGAAGGGAGGCGATGAGGGCGACTGAATCCGTTGAAAGCGTGGCTAGTTCGGCATTTGCGCGAATAAGGTCAACGTGATCCGCTCTCAGCTTTGCGATGAGGGCGTCTTTGGCGCGGATCTCGTTATCATGCGAACAGCACACCACGCAGCAGATAGGCGCACCACAGCCGAGACAGCCCAGCCGATAGCTGTAAACCTTGTTGCTGCCGCAGTGCTCGCAAGTGCCCACGCTTTTCTCATCCGCCATGGGGTTCTCCTTTGAGACTCGAAAATCCGCAATCGCACGGCGGGCGACGGGGGCTGCTGTTCAGCCATTGGCGCATCACGCAATCAGGCTTGTGCTGCGCGTATTCGTTCAGTTTTTTTATCTCCCCCCGTGCGGCCCGGAGCTGGGAGAGAAGGGTGTCGCGTTCTGAGCTTGGTAGATTGGCAACGACAACCATGCCCAGCTTCTCTGGCGGAGCGCGGTCGAGCATGTTCAGCAATCGCTGATACTCGACGCGCAATTCAGCATCGGTAGGTTCGCGCCTCACGTCGTCTTCGGCGGTCATGAAATCCCCTTGTCGCGCAGCATTGCTTCGCCTTCGCGCTGGCTGATTTGCCCGCGCTCGTACATGCCGCGAACGCGCATTAGGTATTCAAGCTGCTCGTGTGACATGAACACGGTTCCGCGAGTGTCACGACAGCCGTTGCGGTCGCAATCGTTGATCTCTCGTCCACAGTCGTTGCAGGTCACTTCCCACCTCCCGTCGCTGCTGTGAAGGGCGGGGGCAGGGGCGTCGGTAGGTAGGCCGTGACGCCCCACTTCGCGAAGTCGCGCGGGAAGTTCGCGCGTGCCATCGACGTGTCGGTATATTCTCTGTCGAACCAAGTGGTCCAATAGAGCGCGTGCTCTGGCAACGCATCCCCCGGCTTCCACGGCACCCAATCCCCCTGCGTGCGGGAGAGAGCGGCGATGTGGGCTAGTAGGCGATAACGATCGTTCTCGGCTTTCTCCAGCGCAACCCCGGCGCAACCCATATTGTCGTAGTTTGAGCACGGGTAGTAGTCGCGAGCGCGATCTCGAATCTCCTCTAACTGCTCCGCACTCAGCACGCCATCGGGAGGGGCTGGGAGCGGCGAATGCTTGGGCTTTCCCGCCTGCTTCGCACGAATCACTTCTATCTTCGTCCAGACACGCGCCAGTTCCTTGTCTCCAAGCATTTTCATGTCGAGGCCGTGCGCGTCGCAAAGCGCAGCCAGCGTGACCATGACGCCGCCGATTTCTTGGCCGAGTTCGCCGACAGGACGACCGTACACATAGTCCACAAGCTGATGTGCTTCGCTCGCTGTACACCCACCGGCCTGCACTAGTTCAAGCGCTTCTTCGAGAAAGCGGTGATTGCGTTCAGTGACATCGCGCGCGATCTGTTCGTTGAAACACGCCAGCATCCAAGCGCCGACGCCAGCCTGAAAGTTTGCCCCCGCATCGCGTTCGCGGAGGCGCAAGTGGCGCGCAATCTGGTCTTTGATGCCTTTGCCATTGCGCATATTCGAGAAGTAGAAGCCCGCGACGCTTGCGTGCGTGTTGCTCACCCATTCGAGCATTTCGCCAAGCGTGAACTCGTCTCGCTCGTCTTCTCTCCCCACGTCCACGGATCGGGCGGTCATGGCTTCAGTACCGCTCATAGTTGTCTTCTTCGGCACGCTCGCGTCGTTCTTCCTGAGCCTCGCGAATCATTGAGGACACCTCGCGATTGCACTCAATCTTGCCGCAGGACTCAGGCTCTCCCGCGTAGTAGCCGGGATACACTTCGCCAAGATCATCGCCACAGTAGGCGCAGTGAATTCTCTTTTTCACCCTCTCATCTCCCTAGCCGCCTCTGCGGCTGTAAATTGGTTACGGCTTCTTGTACTTCAGCGCGGCTTCGGCCGCGGCAAGGCGCAGTTCGTAGGCCCTCATCGCCGTGCACACCGGACAGTCCTGCGGCTGGTGAACGCCGTGCGTGTGGCCGCCGTGCGTGACCAGGGCGCGGTAGAGCTGGGTGTGCAGGGAGTCGATCACGGCGTTCTTGGGAATAGTTAGGCGGCGCTCGAGGCCGGGACCATGCGCTTCGTGACCTTGATGCCCTCGCCGATGATGGCGGCGGCATCGCCCTTGAGCGCTTTCACCTGAGCGCCGATCTTCTTCTCGTCGGGCGCCATGAACTCAGGGTTGATCTTCTTGGGATCGACGATCGTGAATTCCCACACGTCGCGCATCTGCAGACCTGCGACGCGCGGCGGCTCGCGATGGATGACTGGCGCGACGACGGTCGCCGCCTGCTGCTCAAGATCCGCGGCTTTCGCCTCTGCCTTCTCGATCTTCGTGTCTGCGCGCGCGGCGAGTTTTGCGGCATCGGCGGCACGGCCAGCGGCATCGGCTTCTTCGGCCTGACGGCGCAGCGCGGCGGCTTCCTCTTCGGCTTTGCGCCGCGCCTCGGCGGCAGCGGCTTCGGCACGGCGGCGCTCGGTCGCTGCGGCCTCGTCAGCCCTGCGCTGCTCCTCGCGCTGGATGCGCTGCTGCTCCTCGTAGTACGCGCCGAGTTTGCCCTTGATGGTGTTCTCGATCACCGCGAGCTTCTCGCCAGGGGCGCGGAAGAAGTCGTTCACCTTCTTGAGCGCCGCGTTCATCGGGCCCGTGATGCCGGTGCGAGTCTCCTCGAGCTTCTTCTGCATGCCCTTCACGCGCGCGAGGTCCGCGGCGCCGGCTTTGTACTGCGACGGGGTGGCGACCTGGTAGTTCGCCGCGAAGGATTCGAGGGCCATGATTCCGTCAGTGACCTCGATCACGGCCGGGTTCTTTTCAAGTTCGGTCATTTTGTTCTCCATCGGTGAAGGTTCAGGGCGCTCAGGAAGATCGACCAATCGGTCGGATCGGCGAGCAGATTGAATCGGTAGGTGGCATCGCCGCGCAGTTGCAGAACGGCGCGGCCGGTGAATCCGTAGACGTCATCGAGCGCGAGCGATTCGGCGGCTTCGAGATAGGCGGCGGCCTGCGGGCCGACTGTGCGCGGCACCTGGCCGGATTTGATATCGAGGACGAGCCCGCGATTGCGGCCGCGACTCTGCGTGCGGATGATCTTGTCGAGCGTGCCGGCGTAGCGCAGTTTCGAGTGCCCGACGCGAAGCTCAGAGGCGAGCACCGTCGAGCCTGTGTCGCGAAGGAACAGTTTCCACGCAGCGAGGTACGGCGCCAGGTGCGGATCGAGCGCGGGCTCGTCAAGCGTGCCCTTGTCGTAAAGGTCGGTCGCCATATGAACGTGCGTGCCGAACTCCGCGGCGGCTTTGAGAGCCGCGCGCGGAATTCCATCGAGTTCGAGCAGCGGGTCGAGCACCTCCGTCACCGATGGCCAGCGAACGCCAGCCACGGTGTAGCGGTGTTCCGCCGCGTCGAAGTGGATGTCAGCCGCGAGCACCGGCCTCATCCTCAGGCTGCACGACTTCGCCGGTCGACTCCTCGGTCGGCACTTCGGTTGCCGTGCCTTCGATCGCAGCATCGGCGCGTGCGCGCGGCGGCTCGGTCTTGGGTTTCGAGCTCGTCGGCGAAACATCGATCGCATTCGCAATGCGCTCGGCCTCGTCGGGATCGTGGATGCCAGCGAAGCCCATCGCAACGCGGCCCGCCTGGATCAGCGTCTTATGCCTGAGCATGCGCGCCGGGTGGCTCTTCCACGGACCCGTCGGGCGCACGCACTCCGATAGGTACTCGCGAACCACGACAGGCGCGGTTCGATCCTTGCGAGCGATGATGCACTCGATCCACGCGGGCGGCCCGCCGTCCTCGGTCTCCGCATATCGGAACTCGATCGACTGAAGCTGCGGGTGCTCGTTGATGATGCGGATCCAGCCGTCGACCGACACGACGGGCACGATGCCCTTCTGATCGGGGAAGGCGTAAATCTCCTTCGTGAATGGGTTCAGCCCGTACTGGTTGGCGACGACGATGAGCGCGAGCATCTGCTCGTTGGTGACCTCGTTGCCGCCGCTCTGCTTGAATGCGGTTGCCTTGAGCGCCGACATCATCTTGTCGGGTTCGACGTTGAACTTGCCCGCGAAGGTCGCGAGCAGCGATGAGCGCGGCAGCTGCGTGGGTGCGGTCGCGACTGCGGTGGATTGCTTTGCCATTCGATATCTCCTTGTGAAAAGTGGTTAGGCCGTCGGCCAGAAGTGGATGCGCGGCCGATACAGCCGCACGGTGTCGGTCTCCTCACTCGGCGGCGGCCGCACCGGCGGCGGCTCTGTGACGTGCAAGTACCGGCTGCCGGCCGGGTTGCCGATGGTGTAGCCGCGCAGTTGCCAGTGGCGCACCAGGTCGCCGATGCCGGCGCGGGCTACGGTGGTGGGGTGGATGACGATCACGCCTGCGGCTCCGCGGCGGCCGGCGTCTCCGCCAGGCGCTTCATGTCTTCGAGCGCAGCCTTGCCGGTGTCGTAGAAGCGCGCCGGGTTGATGTGATAGCCGCTCTCGCGGTAGATCAGCATTGCGGCGAGTTCGGTGTTGTGGAACGCCTCTAACTTCTTGCCAGCATCCCCGGCGAGCGTCACGACCCAGCCAGCTCGGCAGTGCGTCGTGCCACATCTGTGCCAGGACGACATGTCGAGCGCGCATGGCTGCGAGACGGCCTCGAACATGCGCTGATGAATGTTTTCGATGCGCGGAATCGGCGGCGCGCCGACATCGTTCTGCACCGAAGGATCGGCGCTGATGCCGGTCTTGTCGTAGAGATACGCGATGTTCTTGCAGTCCGAGCAGTCCGAGCAGCCCGAGCAGCGCGAGCAGCGCGAGCAGCGCGAGCAGCGCGAGCAGTCCGAGCAGCGCGAGCAGTCCGAGCAGCCCGAGCAGCGCGAGCAGCGCGAGCAGTCCGAGCAGCCCGAGCAGTCCGAGCAGCGCGAGCAGTCCGAGCAGCCCGAGCAGTCCGAGCAGTTAGTACAATCGCGGCAGTTCTCTAAGGAGTCCAGCGCATCATGGGCCGCCTGCAGCGAGCCGAAGTATTCAACGCTCGCGCGATTGTTGTTGGTATCGACGAGCCAGGTGGTGCCGTTTTCGTCGGTCAGTTCGGTGTAGGCGGTGTCGCTCACGGTGCTCTCCTGTCGAAGGTAGGTAGGCGCTCAGGCGTGCCGGCGATCTCGATGGATCCGTCGGTGGCGCGCGTAACGGCGAAGCCGGTGAAGCCCTGCAGTTCCATCTCGCGCAGCACCTTGTCCACTGCCCGGCTAGCTAGACGCAGCTGCTCGGCGCGGGCGCGGTCGATGCGGGCGTTATTCCATTCGCGCATGAGGAACTGGTCGATCTCTTGCTCACTAACGCTCATAAGTACTCCCTCGGCAACCACCCAAACTTCTGCGCATCCTTCATCGCGTGGCTGATGCGGCGGTCGAGTGCAGCGGTGCGCAGGCGGCGCTCGTTGCGGCGCGCGACAATGAGCGCGCGGATCCAGTCGTAGAGGGCGATGACGGCCATCAGCGCAACCACGCCCACGAAGAACAGCGCCAGCCACGCGGTCACCCACAGGATGAAAAGGATGAGGAGGAGGGTGGTCATGGCGTCACCTTGGCGATAACGGCGCGGGCGCGGATGAACTCGTCGGTTTCCCTGTCAGCCACGGCCACGACGCCCTTGAGCGCCTCTAACAACTCCGGCGCGGCGGCGATGAGGCGGGCGTTGGCTGGCGTATCTACGTGGACCGCGTTCATGTCCACAAGCGCGACCTCGCCCTGAATCGGCAGCATGTCCGCCAGCGTCATGAACGAGCCCTTGGCGCAGATGAAGATGTTGTGCACACCTTCGCCCTTGTACTCACTCAAGTACCACGGCCCCGGCGTGTGCGCGGCGCTCATGCCGCAACCCTCGTGTCGCGACGCGCCGCGGTCTCCAACGGCCCAGCGACCGTCAGCTCGGGCGCACTGCCGAACCAGTTCTTCCCGGCCGCTTTGTACAACCGCTTCATCGCGCGAATGGCCTGCGCACCGAGCGCGCCACACGGCGAGCCGTACAGCTTGCAGATGCGGAAGTAGTGCCGGGACTGCGCCGGCGTGAATGCATTACGGAAAGCCTCGCGCGGTGAATTGCGGTCGGCAGAGGCGGCGGAGTCGTTGTCGAGGTCGGCGCGCTCGGCGGCGGTGTTGAAGTCGAAGGGTTCCGGCAGCTCGTCCGGACTCGTGATGATGTTGTCAGCCATCTCTCGTCTCCCGTGTTCAGTGGGAGAAACGATAAACCCGCAAACGGGTCGTGTCAACCCGCAAACGGGTCTCAGCGGACGTTCGAAATCGGCCCGGGCGTGACCTGGCTCACATTTTCTGGATCAAGGGAAGAGGTGAGGAGAGCGTTTGGACGTCGGATTACGAGAACTTAATGTTTTCCCGCAAGGCAACAACGTAAGAGATTTATAGACTCGTTCCAATCCGACGATAGGCCGCCAGATTAGCGACTTTGGCGTCGCTGAAGCCGCTCCGGCGCTCGGTGTTCATCCTGCGCAACCTCGATCGGGTTTGCGGCAAAGTAGGGCGTCAGCAGATCCTGCGGCCGCACTTCGAGCGCAGCGGCCAGGCTGTCGAGCGTGTCGACCGTGGCGCCAGCTTCGGCCTCGAGAATGCGCTGAATCGTGGAAAGGGAGACATCGGCGGCTTTCGCCAGCGCGCGGTTGCGATCAGTCACGGTTGAACAGTCCTTGTATTTTCGATCCCGCAGCATCACGAGCGTGCGCGATACATGCACACGCAAGGGGCTGGGCGCCTTCTGGCTTTTTGTTCTTCGGCTCACGCCCCGAGAAAATATCGCTGAGTGAAGACCTATTCCGGGTTGAATAAACCCGCAAACGGGTTTAGTGTCGCTCCTCATGGAACACACCACTCTCGATTTCGTGATCGCGAACCTCGATGCCGTGAAGGGCACCTGGAGAGCGGTCGCGGAGGCCTCAGGCGTCCCATTCGGCACAGTCCGCAAGATCGGGACACGGGAGACGAAAAATCCCCGTATTGACACCGTCGAGCAGCTCGCGAAGCACTTTCGCGAGAACCCGCCGCGGGTGGTGCAGATCCTTCAAGCCCAGCCTGTCGATTCCGCCGCCTAACTAACAGGGAGGCGGCATGGCCGCACCTCGTCCCGACGTCAAGTTCTACCTCGACTCCAACGAGCATGCCGCGCTCAAGGTGTTCGCCGACCACGACAACGTGGGGATGGGCGAGCTGACCGAGGCGGTGATGAGCGAGTACCTGCGCAAACGTATTCATGACGCCAGTGTGCTGGCAGCCGCGCTGGAACGTGCAGGAGTCGTCCCGGACGGGCAGGGCTCGGCAGGAGAAAGCAGGAAATGAGCACCCCGTCACATGTGGATTTTACTTACGGCGATCGCGGCTTAGAGCTTCGCCCACTGTCCGCGACCGTACACACGGTGTCTGTTCGGTGTCCGCCCAACTCGTCCTATATCGGCGTAGGCCAAACGCCTAACCACTGCTCAGCGGGCGTCCGATGAGCCTCGCCGCCATGAGCAAACCCGCCGACCCCTGCGCCTGCGGTCAGGCGTTCTTCGCGTTCAATCGCTGCGTCAGCTGCGACGCCCCGATGGCGATGTCCCCCGTCATCCATCGGGATCCTGCCGCGATGGCGTTCGGCCAGACGGTCGAGGCGAGCCGCGCGAGGCTCGTCAAGACCGGGCGGCTGTCGAGGGGCAGGGCGAAGCAGGGCGCGCACCGCCGCGTGTATGCCGAGCGCCCCGGCACCGCGGCCCGCGACTACCAGGTCATCGGTCTCCTCGCCGCCGGCCAGCGCTCCCGCGTCGACATCGCCCGCGAGCTCGGCATCACTGCCCAGGGCGTCTGGCCAATCATCAAGCGGGCGTATCGACGTCTATCTATTCCGCTGCCCGCCATCGGCGAGGTCGATCACAGCGTTCTAATCGCCACGGCGCGGGTGCGTGGGGTGATCGCGTGAGCCAGACCCGACTGAATTTGCCAACCACGGAGATGATGATGAACTACGGACCACAGGATCTACAGCAAGTCGCCAAACTCGGCGGCCTCATCAATGCAGCGCGGCCGCCTTCGCTCGAGCAGCGCCTCGACCACCTGCAGCGCGCCCTCGAACGACTGATGAAGCTGCGCTCGCACCTCGGCAACCTTGCGGAGCGTGCGAGTGTTGACAACCGCGCAACCGACGGCAGCCGGCCGGCCGCGCCGCCTTCGACCGACCTCTCTGGCCGCTTCGGCGACACCATTGGTTTCGTGCACGCGAACCTCGATGAGCTCGAGGCGCTCGCTCAGCGCCTGGATAGCGCGCTGTTCGAGCCAGCAACGGCGCAAGTCGAGAGAGCGCGCGGCTGATGCGCGTCGCCGCACTCGTCGTCCTATTCGTCCTGCTGATCATGCTGTGTGCGATCGGCTGGGTGGTGGGCCGGTGCGTGCGGCGGGTCTGCCGCGGCTTCAACGAATGTTTCCGCCAGAGCGGGCCAGGGTGGAACCGATGAGACCGCTTCGCATGCCGAAGCATCCCACCCGCCGGCAGACAACGGCCGCGGTGTCGTTCCTCTCGCTCGGCACGCCTAACGAAGTCCCGATGCCTGAGTACCGGGCGCCGGTGAAGCGTGGGAAGCAGAAAGAATCCCTCGTCAACGATGCGGTGAAGGATTGGGCCAACCTGCGCGGCGGCGTTCTCTACCGCAATCGTCGCGGCATGGTGCGCCTGCAGAACGGCAACATGATGCCGATCGGCCTCGGCCCCAACGGCACCGGCGACCTCATCGGCTATCTAACTATCACGATTACCCCCGATATGGTCGGCCGGAAAGTGGCTGTTTTCTCGATGATTGAGAGCAAAACGTCGACCGGCACACTCGAAGATCATCAGCGCGATCGCATCCTTGAGGTCCGCGACGCCGGCGGCATCAGTGGGTGCGCGAGGAGCGCGGAAGACAGCGAGCGGATCCTGCAGGCGTGGAGGGCGGGGCGATGAGCGCGCCATCGGTATTTACCCGCGAGGCCCTCGTCGCTGCCCTGAAGGCGAAGTCCCCAAACCTGTTAGTTGACCAGGGCGTGAAGCATCCCGTGTGGTCAGCGGCCGCCATCGGCGGCGCCATCACGCACCTCGGCCTCACCGAAGTCATCGCCGGCCGCCACGACGGCCGTGCCGTCACCTTCGCCCGCGGCTTCGAGATCGTGTTCGGGGAGCGGCTGAAGTGAACGGCGCGCTCTCAGCCACCGACCGCATCCGCCAGGCCGCCCGCGCGGTCGCCGAGCTCGTCGGCACCACCGATCACGCCCGCTACCTCGAGATCGTCGCCGTCGTCCTCTACGCCGATGAGGCCGTGAACAACCGCGAAGAGTGGGGCGCCATCACGGACGCGGAGTTCAAGCGCGCGGCGATCGAGGGTGCGGAAGACATTCGAGAGCGGACCCAGGTTCCGAAGAGAATCAAGCATGCGCGGGCGGCTTAATTTGGCCGCTGACGCCGACAACGTGGTGCAGTTGCCGTGGCAGGCGCGCCTTCGCCGCAACGACAACGGCAAGCTGCTACCCGACGAAGCGAACGCGATGATCGCCCTGCGTGCGGCGCCCGAGCTCTCCGGCCTTACGCAGTACAACGAATTCGCGATGCAGTGTGAGTTTCGACGCGACCCGCCGTGGCGCTCTGCTGCGATGGGCGACCGCTGGACCGACAACGACGACACCCAGCTTCTCGTGTGGCTGCAGCACACCGGCATCGGCCTTCGCAGCCGCACCTCGGTGAGTGAGTGCGTGACAGTCGTCGCGAACGAACGCCTGGTTCATCCCGTGCGGGCTTATCTTCAGAGCCTCGAGTGGGACGCGACGCCTCGCATCAGCAGCTGGCTCGCCAAGTACATCGGCGCCCGCGGCGAGGAGGAGTATCTCGCTGCAGTCGGTCGTCGCTGGCTCATCAGCGCCGTCGCGCGTGTGATGAAGCCCGGCTGTCAGGCAGACCACACCATCGTGCTCGAAGGCCTTCAGGGCGCCGGCAAGTCACGCACCGCGCGAGCGCTTGCCGTCCATCCCGACTGGTTCGCAGACCGCATCCCGGACCTGCACACCGCGGATGCGGCTATTCAACTCGCCGGCCGCTGGATCATCGAGCTCGCAGAACTTGCCGCCGTTCGCCACACCGCAAGCATCGAGATGTCGAAGGCGTACCTCACGCGCACGTTCGATGTGTACCGCCCACCCTACGGCCGCAGAAGCATCAGCGTGCCACGACAATGCGTTTTCATCGGCTCCACGAACGAAGGGGCCTATCTGCGAGACCGCACCGGCAATCGTCGCTACTGGCCCGTGCGTTGCGGAGACATCGACCTCGAGCGGCTCGAAGAGGATCGCGACCAGCTGTGGGCGGAGGCCTTCGCCGCTTTTAAGTCAGGCGAGCCGTGGCACCTCGACAACGACGAGCAGCGCATGGCCAACGAGGAGCAGGAAGAGCGCGTCATCGTCACCGAGCTCGAGCAGGAGGTGGCGATGTATCTCGATCGCCAGGAGATGAGCGGGATCCGCGAGGTCGAGGTGAAGCAGGTGCTCGTCAACGCGCTGAACCTGGAGCCCGACAAAGCCGACTACGTTGAGCGTGCTGGCCGCATGGGTCCGCAGGTCGTCGCTGTCCTCAAGCAGCAGGGCTGGGCTCAGGTCGGTATCCGGGGCCGTGGCAAGAATCGCCGCAACATCTTCAGGAAGGTGACGCCATGAGTGCGAGCATCGCAGCACAGGGGATGCCTCACACCGCCCCTCATAGCCCCCCTCATACGGGGTCCGTGAAGCGCTTGAACCGGGCGTCCGGCTGCTCGATCTCAAACACCGTGCGAGCTAACTATCTGAGCGCACACGGGCTCATAGGGTTGTATCGACCCCATATCGCGCATACGCGCACATATAGGGAAAGAAGGGGTCTCTATGACCCTATGCGTCCCTGTGAGGGTGTATTTGAAGGGCGGGAAACAGCCTCGCACAGTGCATTCGAGTGGCCCCAGACGTTCCACGTGGAACTAACTACCGTGGTGCGAGCATGAGCCGCCCCACCGCCCTAACACCGCACCAACTCCGCCGCGTGCGCCGCTGGAAGGCCGCACGCATGGAGACGCTACGCCAGCTGAAGTCACTGCCGAGCCGCGCCGAACTCGCCGCCGAGCTCGGGGTGAGCGAGCGAACCATCGGCCGGGCGATCAGCGAGGAGGATCGGAGGCGCGAGCGCACGCAGCGGTGGACGTCCATCGGAGACCTTCTCGCGTGAGCCGCAACACCGACCCCACCCGCCACTGCGGCGGCAAAAAGCGGTACTGGTTCTTCCGCTCAGCCGAACGCGCCGCGAGCGCGATCGCTGCCAAGGAGCGCGAGCCGTTCCACGCCTACCATTGCCGGCACTGCAATCGCTTCCACGTCGGCAGCCATTTTCGAACGAGACCAGCACCGCAGGAGAGCGAGGAGGTGCGCGATGAGTGAGTTGATTGAGCACGACACCGGGAAAGTAGCGCCGAAGCGCCAGATCGGCCGCAGTCGTAAAGGCATCCCGAACAAGGCGACAACCAATGCGCGGGCCGCGATTGGCGAATTTGTCGACAACAACAGCCGACGCCTGCAGCGACTGCTCGACAAGATCGAGCGCACCGAAGGCCCGCTCGCGGCGTGGAAGTGCATCATGGACCTGGTCGAGTACCACGTGCCGAAGCTCGCGCGCCTCGAGCACGTCGGCGACAAGGGTGGCCCGATCCAGATGACGGTGACGAAGGACGACGAGGCGGTCTAACCAGTGATCGCTGCACCCCCATTCAAACTCACCGCAAAGCAAACAGAAGCCCTGGGGCTATGCGCCAGCCCCGCGACGCACATCATGCTCGAAGGCGGCGGCCGCTCAGGCAAGACGTTCCTGCACGTGCGCAACGTCGTGATGCGGGCGCTGAAGGCGGCGAACTCGCGCCACGTTGCCGCGCGCTTCAGGTTCAACCACATCAAGACCTCGATGATCGCCGACACGTTCCCGAAGGTCATGCTGCTGTGCTACCCAGGCATCAAGGCTGAGCTCTCCCGCACCGACTGGTTCGCGAAGTTCCCGAACGGCTCAGAGGTGTGGTTCGCTGGCCTCGACGACAAGGAACGCACTGAGAAGATCCTCGGCATGGAGTTCGCAACCATCTACCTGAACGAGTGCAGCGAGATGCCGTGGAGCTCGCGCCAGATGGTGATGACGCGCCTGGCGCAGAAGGCTGAGCAGCTGATCGATGGGGTGTCGAAGCCGCTGAAACTGCGCGCATTCTACGACTGCAACCCGCCGTCGAAAGCGCACTGGACCTATCGGCTGTTTCACCAGAAACTCGACCCCGAGACGCGCGAGCCTGTGGGCAACGCCGCCGACTACGTGCGGATGCAGATGAACCCGCGCGACAACCTGGAGAACATCAGCAGCGAGTACCTGACGCAGCTCGCTGGCCTCGGTGCCCGCATGCGTCGCCGCTTTGAGTTCGGCGAGTACTCGGAGGCCGTGGCAAACGCGCTGTTCGACGAGGCGGTGATCGACCGCTGGCGCGTCCTCGACGGCCGACTGCCGGACATGGTGCGCAAGATCATCGCCGTCGACCCTTCAGGCTCAGGCGATGAGGACAACGCGGACAATGACGAGATCGGCATCGTAGTCGCGGGCCTCGGCACCGACGGCCGCGGTTACATCCTCGAAGACTGCACGATCAAGGCTGGACCTGCGACATGGGGCAAGGTCGCAACCGATGCCTACGATCGCCACGCCGCTGACTGTGTGGTCGGCGAGGTGAACTTCGGCGGCGCAATGGTGCAGGCGACAATCCAGACCGCACGGCCGCGCACGCCCTTCAAGAAAGTCACCGCCTCGCGCGGCAAGGCTGTGCGCGCAGAGCCATTCTCGTCGCTCTACGAGCAGGGCAAGGTGCGCCACGTGGGCCTGCTGCCGAAGCTCGAGGATGAACTCTGTGCGATGTCGACGACTGGCTATCTCGGCTCAGGCTCACCGAACCGCGCTGACGCTGCGATCTGGGCGCTCGCGGAGTTGTTCCCGGCCATCGTGGCGCCACCGAAAGCGGAGAAGGCGCCGCGCGAGCGCGTGCATCGGGGGCAGGGCGCGTGGATGGGCTGACGCTCTCTTCGGGGTTTTGACCACCGAAGTGCCAATTGAAAACCGAAAGCTCGCATAGTCTCGCGAGCGCTTGGACGCTCAACCCGAACGCACCGCTCCGCCGCTGATCCCGAAAGGGATGCGTCCTGGCCGCCGCGAGTTCCGCGACGCGTCCCTCACCGTTGCCATCCCAACCTGTGTGCCCGAGCACATGCGCGAGCGCACGCGCGAGATCACGCACCTGTTCGTGGCGCCCGAGTCGCGCCGGCAGAAGCTTGCCACGGTGCTGATGAACCTCGTTTGCCAGGAAGCCGACGCGAACCAGATGACGCTCGTGCTCACGGCGCACGAGTACGACGAGCCGGCGATGCACGACGACGAGAAGACGGCCGCAGTGCCACCGCCGGATGAGGTGAAGCTCGTTGACTGGTACCAGCGCTTCGGCTTCATCGTGCTGCAGGTGACGCCCGCCGGCACGTTCATGGCCCGCCAGGTGCGAGAACGGCCGCGCGTGAAGCCCGTGACGCTCGCCGTCGCCCGCGCGCTCGATGAGGCCCTGCACTGATGCCGCAGGCAGTCGCCACGACGGAAGCGGTCGCCGAGACCACGGCGGAACCCACGCTCGCCGAGCAATTCGACTTCGACCCCAAGGAAGTCATCGCCGACGCCAAGGCGTTCCTCGAGATGTGCAACGCCGCCTTCGGCACCAACCGGGAAGCCGAGCTCGATGACCTACGCTTCCTCTCCGGCGATCACTGGCCCGCGAACGTGCGTCGCGAGCGTGAACTCGACGGCCGCCCGTGCCTCACGGTCAACAAGCTGCCGACGTTCCTGCACCAGGTCACAAACGATCAGCGCCAGAACGTGCCCGGCATCAAGGTCTCGCCCGTCGGCAACGGCGCAGACGTCAAAGGCGCCGAGATTCGCCAGGGCATCATCAGGCACATCGAGTACTCATCGAACGCGGACGTCTGCTACGACACCGCGGTCAACTCTGCCGCGGCGATCGGCGAGGGGTATTTCCGCCTCATCACCGACTACTGCCGCCCCGACAGTTTCGATCAGGACATCAAGTTCAAGCGCATCCGAAACCCGTTCACGGTCTACCCGGATCCGCTCTCGGTCGAGCCCGATGGCAGCGATCAGAAGCGTTGCATGTTGTCCTCGAAGACGCTGAAGGCGGACTTCGATCGCGCGAACCCGGGCAAGGAGAGCACCTCGCAGGGTTTTCAACTCGGCACCGGCGATGCGACCAACAAGGACTGGATAGGCCAGGACTTCGTGCGCGAGGCGGAGTTCTACCGCATCGAGGAAAAGCCCGCGGTGCTGGTCGAGCTCACCAACGGTGAGACCGGCTTCGAGGAAGACCTGCTCGCGCTGCCGCCTGGCGTCACGATCAAGCGTCGCCGCCAGTCCTCGCGCCCGCGCACGATGCTCTACAAACTCACGGCGATCGATGTGCTCGAGGCGACCGAGATCCTCTGCCCGTGGATCCCGGTGTTTCCGGTCTACGGCGACGAGATCGATCTCGACGGCAAGGTCATCCGCTCTGGCCTGATTCGCAACGCGAAAGACCCGTCGAAGATGTACGACTTCTGGATGACCTCGGCGACCGAGGAAGTCGCGCTGCGTCCGAAGACGCCGTACATCGGCGCCGAGGGGCAGTTCGAAGGCTACGAGGATGAGTGGAACCAGGCGAACGTGCGCTCGTTCCCGTTCATGGAGTACAAGCCGGTCACGCTCGACGGCCAACTCGCACCCCCGCCGGCTCGCCAGCCGATGGCCGACATCCCGAGCGGGATGCTGACGATGGCGATGCACGCCAACGACAATATCAAGGCGACGACGGGCCTCTTCGACTCCTCGCTCGGCGCCCGCGGCAACGCCACCTCCGGCATCCAGGAGCGTGCCCAGCAGCGCCAGGGTGACGTCGCGAACTTCCACTACACCGACAACCTGAACCGAACGGTCAAGCACGTTGGGCGCTGCCTGCTCGCGATGATCCCTAACTATATCGACGCGCCGCGCGCCGTGCAGATGATGGGCGAGGACGGGAAGATCACGAGCGTCGATGTGAATCAGCCGGCGCCGCCGGTGCCTGCCGACATCAACGCAGCGCCGCCAGCGCCGGGCACGATCGGTGCGATGGGAGTCGCTTCTGGCGAGAGTTCATTGGGCCTTTCGGTGGCCAAAACTCTTAACGACATGAAGGCCGGTGACTACGCTGCAACCGTGCGCGCCGGTCCCTCATACGACACGCTTCGTCAGGAAGCCGCGACCTCGATGGTCGAGTGGGGCAAGGCGTGGCCGAAGCTCATGGACATCGCCGGCGACAAGATGATCCGCGCGCAGGACTGGCCGGGCGCCGATGAGATCGCCGACCGCGTCGAGAAAACCATCCCCGCCGAGCTGCGCGATGACGACGATGAAGGCGACGCGCCGGCGATGGTGCAGACGCCGAAAGGTCCGATCCCGCTCGAGCAGGCCGCTCAGATGCTCCAGGAGATGGACCAGCAGATCCAGCAGATGGGCGCCGAGCTCAAGGATGCGACCGCTGGAATCGAGAAAACACGAATTGAGGCCGGAAGCCGCGAGCGCGTCGCTGAAATCAACGCAGTAAGCAAATCCGACGTCGCTGAGCTTCAGGGCCTCATCAAACTGCTGGTGGCAAAGCTGCCACCGCCGCCGGCGCTTGTCGCCGACGCGCTCACTCAGGGCGATGGCGCGACCTCCGCAGCCAGCCCTCAAGAACTTCGTCCCGTCGGTAGTGCACCGATGGAAGCAGGCGCCAACGCACAGCCACCGACGGGCTCTATCGCGGGTCAGGAAATCGCTCCATGAGCGCGCAACAAGAAACCAATTCGACAACCGAGATACCAGTCACCACTGCCGCTGGCGATCCTGCCGCCGCACCGGTTCAAGCCGATGCTGGCGCAGATCCTGCTGCTGCTTCCAACGATCGCGAGCCCAACGGACGCTTCCGCAATCCCGTCCAGCCTCGCATCGATGAGTTGACGCGCAAAGCCCGTGAGCAGGAGCGCGAAACCGCCTACTGGCGGGGACGTGCAGAAGCGCGCGAAGCGAAGGAAGCCGAGGCGGCGAAAGCCGCTGCCAACAAGAAGCCCGAGGTGGGCGACTTCGAGGACTACGGCGCCTACGTCGAAGCGCTGACCGACTGGAAAGCTGACGAGAAGATCCGGGCCAATAACGAAAACCTCAGGCAGGAGTCCGCCAAAGAGCGGGCTGCGCGTGAGAGCCGAGAGCGTTGGACCGAGCGATCAAATGCCGCGCGCAACGTTCATCCCGACTTCGATGAAGTCCTGACCGCTGCAAGCGATGTGCGACTCGCTGATCACGTCACTGAAGCCCTGGACGATTCCGAGCACAGCGGACGGCTGCTGTACAGCATCGCGAAGGACCCCTCGATTGCCGACCGGCTGAATGCGATGACTCCCCGCCAAGCTGCCATTGAGCTTGGACGAATGGAGGCAAAGCTCGAGCCAGTTTCTGCCGAATCCCCTGACCCCGAAGCAGTGCCCGTGGAAACCAAGCCGGCCGCCCCTGTGGCGCCGGTTCGAAAGACCACGTCCGCACCTCCACCTGTGAAGCCCATCGCAAAGGGCGCCGCGACGACCGTTCCTCTCGAAAAACTCGGGATGGACGACTACGTGAAGCGGCGCGCGAGCGAGGGCGCGACATGGGCGAGGCGCTAACCATGCACCACTTCAGAGGGCACCATGTCCAACGCACTAGCTACCTGCGCACTCCTCGCAAAGGAGTCGCTCGCAGTTCTCGAAAACATGCTCACGTTCAGCAAGAACGTGAACCGGGACTGGGAAGACGAATTCGTCAGTAACCAGAAGCGCGGCTACTCGCCGGGCACCACCATCAACATCAAGAAGCCGCCGCGATACACCTATCGCGCTGGCCGAGTCGCTGTCCCGCAGGCGACGGTCGAAAACACTGTCCCGCTGACGGTCTCTCAGGGCGGCGGTGACATGAACTTCACCGGCGTCGAGCGCACGGTGTCGCTGCAGCAGCTCGAAGGGAAGATCCAGGCCATGATGGCCACGGTCGCCAATGAAATCGATCGTCAGGGCTGCGCGCTTGCGCACACTGCAACGATCAACGCCATCGGCACCCCGGGCACGCCGCCCAACACGCAGGCGCTGGCACTCGCCGGCATCCTCGGGGTGAACCAGCGTCTCGATGAGCTCGGTGCACCGCGCGACAAGCGCCGCGCACTGGTCTCAAATCCGGGCGCGAACGCGGCCTTCGTGCAGGGTCTCGCCGGCATGTTCAACAGCCAGGCGAAGCTCACGAGCCAGTACGACAGCGGCCTGCTCGTCGACTCGCTCGGCATCAACATGGCGATGGACCAGAACGTCGACGTGCACACGAACGGCACTGCGGTCGTGGCGACGAACACGGTGGCGGGCGCGAACCAGCAGGGCGCGGCGATCACGGTGGCGGCGCTCAACGGCACGGTGACCCGCGGCACGAAGGTGACCTTCGCGAACGTGTTTGCGGTGAACCCGCAGTCGCGTGTCTCGACTGGCACGCTCGCGCAGTTCACGGTGACGGCGGACGCTGCGGCTGCGGCCGTGACGCTCAACATCTCCCCGCCCATCGTCAACTCCGGCGCCTTCCAGAACGTGACGAACTCGCCGGCGAACGGCGCAATCATCACGATCTTCGGTGTGGCCTCGGGCTCCTACAACTGCAACGTCGGCTTCCACAAGGATGCCTTCACGTTGGCAGTCGTGCCGATGTACGCGCCCCCGGGCGGCAAGGGCGTCATCGACGTCGCTGTCGAGTCGTACAAGGGCATGAACATCAAGGTGACCGAGTTCTACGACGGCATCAACGACAACTACATCATCCGCTTCGATGTGTTGTTCGGCTGGGCCGCGACGTACCCCGAACTCGCCTGCATCTTCGCCACCTGATCCACCTTTCACGGAGAACCACATGACCGTCCTTCTCAATCGTTCCTACGGCGGTGTGCCGGCAGGGAACATCGTATCGTTCACGTCGGAGGTGGAAGCCGCGCTCATCGCGCAGGGCTTGGCGACTGCCTCGACGCGAGCGCTCACCACCACCGGCGCACAGACGCAGAACGCGCTTCAGGGCACCGCCGCAATTGCGATCGGCGCCTCGAGCGTGGTCATCACCAACAACCTGGTCGATGCCAACAGCCACGTGACGGCGAAGGTCGCGCAAGCGGCTGCCGACGGCACGCTGCTGCGCGTCGAGCGTGTTCTGTGTGCCGCCGGTCAGTTCACGATCTTCGGCACCGCCAACGCCACCGCGATCACCCTCATCGACTGGGAGATCGAAGTGAACAGCGGCATGAGCCAGCGTCTGAACTAACCACTCACGGCCGGGGTGTAACAGCCCCGGCCTTTTTCTCGACCAGGAGCACGCACGCATGTCAAACGCTTTACTGCCGAACGAAACGCAGAGGGAATTCTTAGAGCGCCTCACGCGCGAGAACGCCAGCAAGCCGTTCGAGGAATTCCCGAAGCACCTCTACCACCCGGACGGCCGCTCGATCCTCGTGAACTCACGAGCCGAGCAGTCGGCAGCGGGCGGTGATTGGTTGGAGCGGCCGCAGGAAGCGATCGACGAGAAGAACCGCCGCGACAAGCGCGACAGCGAGAAATTCATCGCTGACGTGAATGCCGAAGCCGCCGAGAAGACCGGCGCGCGCAAGAAGTAACCAGGAGTAGCTCATGGGCGTACCAGTCGGTCAGCAATTCAACGCATCGAGCGGCAACGTCGCGGCAGCCGTAGCGGCCGCCACGATCCCGGCCGCCATCGGGAAACTCGCCTGCCTGGCTGGCATCGACGTCACCGCATCTGGCGCGACCGCCGCCGCTGTTGTGACGCTGACCGTCACCGGAGTGAAGGGCGGCCCGCTCAACTACACCTACGCGGCACCGGCTGGGGCGACGCTCCAGGGGCCGACGCTTCAGGTGAACTTCGACCCGCCGCTCGAGGCGAGTGCGCAGAACGTCGCGATCGTGGTGTCGCTGCCCTCACTCGGCGCCGGCAACACGAACACGACCGTCAACGCGCGCGGGCTGTACCTGTAAGCCATGCCGAGCCCCACGACTGCATTCGCATTGATCGAAAGCGCGATGCGCGTCGTGGGGATCATCTCGTCCGGCGCCGGCGAAACCCCGACTGCCGATGAGGCGAACGATGCGCTCGACTCGCTCAACGATCTTCTGGAGTCGATGAGCCTCGAGAACCTGTTCGTGTGGGGTACGGCAGACCAGACCTTCACGACGGTCGCGGGGCAGGCCTCGCGCACCATCGGGCCGACAGGTCAGTTCGTCGCCACCGCGCGCCCCGTGCGTATCTCAGGCGCGTATTGCACGGTGAACGGCGTCGACTTCCCGATTCAGATCATCGGCCAGCAGGAATACAACGACATCCCGCTGAAGACTCAGCAGCAGCAGATCATCGAGCGGCTGCTGTACGTCAACGACTTCCCGAACGGCATCGTGACGCTGTGGCCGACGCCTTCGGCTGCGATTCCGCTCGTGCTCAGCATCGATCGGGTGATGACGTCGATTCCCACGCTTGCGACCGTGCTCACCTATCCACCCGGGTATCTGAACTTCATGAAGCACGCGCTCGGCATCATGCTCTCGCCCGACTATGGGGTGACGCCGAGCCAGGCCGTCCTCGACATCGCCCGCGGCACACGGGCGTCGCTCAAGCGAGCGAACAAAGAAAAGAACGTGGCTCGCTTCGACTGCGCGTTGACAGATGGGCCGGTCGCCAGCTGGCAGAACTGGCCATGAGCCGCGCTCCGATGAACACCTTCCCGTTCGTCGCCGGCGCGTATCAGTCGCGCTCGCCGCGCTTCGACAATCAACGCACGGTGAACCTGTACCCGGAAGCGTCTGGCTCTGGCACCAGCAAGTCGATCGCGATGCTGATCGGCACGCCTGGCACGCAGACGTGGGGAACGGTTCAGTCGCTCCCCGGAAAGTCAGCGAATGCGGTACGCGGCATGATCGCATTCAATTCCTCGCGCGGCATTTTTGTCGGCGGTGAGGTTGTCAGCTACACAGACACGGCTGCCGCTGGCGGGGCGGCCGGCGTCATCGGAACGATACCGTATGCATTGACACGCGTATCGATGGCGACCAACGGCCAGATCGTGATGCTCGTCACTGGCACCGAGGGGTATTTCATCGATCCCATCGCGCTCACGATCACGCAGATCGTGGATCCGGCATTCCAGGGCGCCGATGTCGTCTGGTTCATCAACGGCCGCTTCGTCTGGAACCGCCCAGGCACTCAAATTTACCAGTGGAGCGAGCTTTACAGCACGGTCATCGACCCTCTCGCATTCGCCTCTGCCGAGGGCGCGCCGGACCTGCTCGTCTCGCTCATTGTCGACCACAAGGAACTGTGGTTGTTAGGCGAGAGCACGGCCGAGGTCCACATTAACAGCGGCAACCCGGACCAGGTGTTCGAACCCATCCAGGGCGCGTTCATAGAGCAGGGATGCGCAGCGCCGTTCTCAGTTGCGAAGATGACTGACGGCACGGGTACGGGCACCGTCATCTGGCTGTCGCGAAATGCGCAGGGGCAGGGCATGTTCGTGCGCACCGTTGGCTACCAGCCGCAGCGCATCTCAGATCATGCGCTCGAGTATCAGATCGCGCGGTACTCGCGAATCGATGATGCCATCGCCTACACATATCAGCAGGAAGGGCACTCGTTCTACGTGGTCTCCTTCCCGACGGCCGACAAAACATGGTGCTACGACACGAGCACGGAGTTGTGGCACGAGCGGGCCTACCGGGAGCCCAACACCGGCAACCTCAAGCGTCACCGCTCCAACTGCTACATGTTCTTCGAGGACAAGCACCTGGTCGGCGACTACCTGACCGATGCCATCTCTGAACTGCGGCTCGATGTGTACGCCGATGGATTTCCGGGTGGACCGGAGAGCAACTACGGCTTCGCAACGATCATGCCGGCTATTCGTCAGTGCCCGCACCTCTCGCTCGACGACGCCTGGCAGTTTTTCCACGAGCTGTGGATCGACATGGAGACGGGCGTCGGGCTTGCCGCCGATGTAGTGCCGTTCTTCTTCGGCGCGGTATCTGGAGGCAAAGACCCCTCGCTCATCCTCGAATGGTCCGACGACGGCGGCTTCAGCTTCCCCTACTCGCGAGAGATCAAGATCGGGAAGATAGGCGAGCGGCAGTTCCGCGCCGTCGCCCGCAGGCTCGGCAAATCACGCGATCGCGTGTTCCGCGTGACCATCACGGCCCCTGTGAAGCGCGTGTTCATCAACGCTGGTTGCCGCACCTCGGTGGCTGCATGACACCCGTGCAGATCCCCGCCGCGCGTCAGCCCGTCACGGAGAAGGGGCCGGCCGGCGAGCCGCTTTTCACGCGCACCTGGTATCTGTTCATGCAGCAGGTGTTCCAGCGTGTGGCGAACTCGGGCGCGGCCGCCGCAGCCGTCACGGTCGGCGCATCGCCGTTCACCTACGCCGCCGCAGCCGATGGAATCCTCCTGATCTCTGGCGGCACGGTCACGCTGATCGAGTACGGCCGTGGAGGCGTATTCACCGACACCGGCGTCATTGCCGGCGCCGTTCCGCTGTTCAACGGCGACTCCGTGCGCGTGACGCACGCCGGCGCTCCCACCATGACCTTCATCAGGCGGTGACCTATGTATGAAGGCATGAGCGCCGATCAGATCATCCAGCAGATGTACCGCACGGGCATGACGCAGGAAGGCGTCAACGCGGTGTATCGACTGCGCGGCTTGGGCAGCGCGCCCACGCTTCCGGCCAATCTAGTCGGGGCCAAGCGTCAAGCCTCAAAGGGCGGTGTGTTTTTCATCGGCCCCAACGGACGCGTGAACGGCGGCAGCGATTTCCTGAACACCTTTAACCGTCAGGCGATTGATCCGTTTCGCGAATACAACGTCGGCAACTACCTAGGCCTCGCCGGGTTGTTAGTCGGCGGATACGGTGCGGGCCAAGCCATCGCCGCAGGTGCAAACGCTGCGAATGCAGGCAATGCGGCCAGCAATCTCGGCTATTTCTCCAATGGAGGCGCTGGCGGTCTCACGGGCCTAGGCGGTGGTAACGCCGGGCAACTAGCCGCATCTGGCGCCATCACGGGCGGCGCCGGCACGGGTGGAACAATCGGCGGCGCGCTGGGCGGTTTCAGCCCGGTGGCAAACATGATTTCGGGTGTTGGCGGCGCTGGTGGCGTTGGCAGTGCTGTTAGCGGAGGTACAGGTATGGGCTGGTTAGACACACTGATTGACGTCGCGCCTGAGGTGATAGGCGCATACATGGGCCACGACGCTGCCGGCGATGCTGCCGACATTCAGGCGCGCGGCGCGGAAGAAGCCATCGCGGAAACTCGTCGCCAGTACGACCAGAACCGTGAAGACCTCGCGCCCTATCGGCAGGCGGGTAGCACCGCGATTGGCCAGCTATCTACCGGCACCGTCGATGGTGGCGACTTCAACCGCGACTTCACGATGGCGGACTTCGAGAAAGACCCGGGCTATGAGTTCCGTCTGAACGAAGGCCGCCGCGCGCTCGAAGGATCGGCGGCAGCGGGCTCCGGGATATTCAACGGCGGCGTCGGCCGGCGCCTCGAGCGCTACGGTCAAGACTACGCGAGCGGTGAGTTCTCGAACGCCTACAACCGCTTCAACAACGATCGCAACACGCGCTTCAACCGTCTGGCGGCCATCGCTGGCGTCGGACAGACGGCAACGAACACCGGCGTCAACGCCGGCGAGAGTTCATCGCGCGCTGTCAGCGACTCGATCATTGGTGCCGCGAATGCCGCGGCTGCTGGCCGTGTGGGCGAAGCCAACGCAGTTACGGGCGGCCTGGAGTCGTTAGGCGACTACTACCGCAACCGAAGATACGGCGGTCAACCAAGGACACCAGGCTGATGGCAACGCTCGACTCAAGCATTCCGCTGCAGGTTCGCCAGCCGAAGCTCATTTCCCCGCAAGAGGCTCAGGTGCGCGGCATTCAACTGCGCTCGCTTGCGCGTGGCGAAGAGCAGGCACTGCAACAGCAGCAAGAGCAGAAAACGATCCGTGACCTGTATCGGCAGTCGATCGATCAGAGCGGCGCGCTTGATGAGGCCGGCTTCGATCGCCGGATCGCGGATGCTGGGCTCGGCGATCGATTGCCGGACATCCAGAAGGACCGGGCGACGCTGAACAAGACCCGCACTGATACGCAGGCAACGCAACTGAAGCTCGCGAAGGATCGGTTGGATGCGGTCTCTGGCGGCCTGTCATCGCTGCTCGCGAATCCAACCGTCACGCACGAAGACGTTTACGCGCAGCTCAGTCGTTTGGTTGACGCCGGAGTCATCACACCCGAGCAGGGCGCAGCGGCGTCGCGCGGCCTACCGGGCAAACCCGAAGCGCTGCGACCGTTCCTCGTGCAGCAGGCGCTCTCGGCCGCCGAAGGCTCAAAGCGCCTCGATGCACTGCTGCCGAAGTACGACGAGCAGGACCGCGGCGGCACGATCAACCAGGGCACGGTCGACAATCTGACTGGCACGCGCACGGCTGGCACCGACATTGCCAAGACCAACACGCCCGGCGAACTGCTCAATTCGCAGAACGTGCAGGCGCTCGCGGGCGCCGGCGTGCAGTACCAGACCGATGCGGATGGCAACATCATCGCGCTCCCGAGCAAGCCTGGCACGGGTGCTATCACACCGCGCAACGTGACTGACGCGGGCGGGGCGAACGTCTCTGGCAAGGGGCTGAACGATGCCCAGTCGAAGGCGCTGCTATTCGGCTCGCGCGCCCGCGATTCGGCAAAGCTCATGACCGAGCTCGAGGCTGCTGGCACGCTCACCCCGTCGCTCATCAAGCAGGGCGCCGAGAAAATCCCATTGATCGGCCCAGCTGCTGGGATGCTGGCGAACGCGACAGTGGCGAGCCCGGGCGAGCAGAAGCTTGAGCAGGCGCAGCGCGATTTCGTGAATGCCGTGTTGCGCCGTGAGTCTGGTGCCGTGATCTCGCCGCAGGAATTCGAGAACGCGCAGAAGCAGTACTTCCCAGCGATCGGCGATGACGAGAGCACGCGCGCGCAGAAGGCACGGAACCGCGCGCTCGCCATCGAAGGCCTGCTCGCCGAAGTGCCTGAGGGCAAGCGCAACTCCATCGGGCGGGGCGCCACACCAGCGCCGGCTCCCGCGCCTGGCAACAGGCCGCCGCTCGATGCCATTTTCGGGAAGCGCCGCTGATGGCTGACGCACTCGCCCAAGCGCGCAAGGCCGGGTACACCGACAGTGAGATTTTCGCGCACCTCACGCAGGGCCGCGAAAAGGAGCTGGAGGAGGCGCGTGCGGCTGGCTACAACGACACGCAAATCCTGAACTTCTTCCTCGGCAAGGGCGACGAGAAGGTCACCGGTGTCGCGGATGATGAGCTCAGGCAGCGCCGCGCTGAGGATGCACGCCAGCGCGAAGCGATCGACAACACGCTGATGCTCGCCGAAGCGGATCCGGCGCGCAGCGGCACCACGCTCGGAAACTTCGCCGCGGGCGTCGGTAAGTCATTCGTCGACACTGGCCGCGGTATTCGGCAGATCGGCGCCCAGGTCGCTGACGCCGTTGCGCCGCGTGAGCGCACTCTCGCCGACCTCGTCGCCGAGCGTGACCCATCGCGAGCGGCCGCCGTCACCGCCGAGATCGACGAGTCCCGCAGGCTCGACCAGCCTCTCATGCGCACGGGCTCGGGCAGCTTCGGAAACATGACCGGCGCCGTCGCGCAGGCTGTGCCCGCTGCGTTCATCCCCGGCGCCAACACCATCAAGGGCAGCACGGCGATCGGCGCGCTGCTCGGTGCCGCGCAGCCGGTGGCGAGTGGTGAGTCGCGTGCGCAGAACACGGCTGTCGGTGCGGCTGCTGGCGCTGCTGGCCCTGTGCTCGCGCGCACCGTGGGCGCTGGCTACCGGGCGGCAAGGGCGATCACCGAGCCGTTCACGAAGGGCGGCCGCGATCGCATCGCAGGCCGCACGCTGCAGAAGTTCGGCGTCGATCCTTCTGACCTCGCCAATGTCACCAATGCGCCAACGTCAACCGGCGCACGGCTCACGCTGCCCGAGCAGATCACGCGACCCGAAGGCGCGGCCGCAGCTGCGCGGTTGCAGGACACGATCCGCAGCGCGAACCCGGAAGTAGCAGCGAAGCTAATCGCACGCGAAGGCGAGAACAACGCGGCACGCGTGGCGACGCTCGAAGGGCTGTCGTCAGGTCGCGATGCAGCCGCGGCCGCCAGGTCCTCGCAGGCCGGCGCGCTCTACAAGTCGGCGAACGCGCAGGTGATCGACCCGACGAAGCTCGCGCCCGCGGCGGCCGCTGAGTTCGCGAAGGTCACACAGCTTCCCGCCGTCCAGAAGGCGATGGGGCAGGCCGCCGAGAACCTGCAGAACATGGGATCAGGTGCGCAGCTGAACAGCATCGAGGCGCTGCACCAGACGAAACTCGCGATGGACGATCAGATCGGCGCGCTGATGGCCGGCCGCCCAAGTGCGAGCACAGTCAACGAAGCCATGTCGATAAAGATGGCGCAGGACAGGCTCGTGAAATTCATCGAGTCGCAGTCGCCTGACTATGCGAAGGCGCGAGCGACTTACGCCACGATGTCGAAGCCGGTGAATCAGGCGGACATCGCCAGCGAAGTGCTCAACCGTGGCAGCGCGAACACCACGGATCTTTCCGGCACCGCGCGCCTCATGCCGGACAAGCTCACCGGCGCCGTGCGCGACGAAGGCAAGCTCATGAAGGGCGCGACCGGGCGTGACCTCGGCGACGACCTCTCGAAGATCATGGAGCCCGCTCAACTCGCCGCGATCCGCGCCGTGGTCGGTGAAGTAGATAGAGGCGCGGCCGTAGCGCGCGCGGCGAATGGACCTGGCAGCGCCACTGCTCAGCGGCTCGCCGGCCAGAACATCATCGACCAGACGCTCTCCGGCACCGGCATTCCGCAGTCAGTGGCCGATGCGCCGATCCTGCAGGAGCTACTCGCACGCCCGCTGAGCTTTCTCTACAAGGGCGCCGGCGGCCCCGGTATCCAGGCAACGCTCGGCGAAGTGCTGCTCAACCCCGCCGCGGCCAACCGCGTCATGGCCGCGATCGCGCCACCGCAGCGCAAGGCGCTCGCGAACGTGCTCTCGAATCCATTGTTGAAGCAGGCAGCGCGGGCGTCATTGCCGGCCGCGGCCGTGGCGAATCGGCGATGAGTATCGAAGCCGCTATCTACCCGCGACGCCTGAACAGGAACGTCTTCACAGGCCCTGGCGGCAGCAACCGACCGGCCACCCACACGAGCGCGTACACGACCGTGAAGAACACGACCAGGAAGAACGGCTTGACGATCAGTGCGAGCGCCCAGGCGGGCATCCAATTCGGCATGGGGTCAAGACTATGACGGCGTTCATCCTGCCGCAAGGCAAACAGCAGTACGAAGGATTCAGCGGCAACCCGCCGGCATGGGGGCCACTCGTCGGCGGCAGGGTATACACCTTCGATACCGGCACGAACAACCCGCGCACCACGTGGCAGGACGCCGCGCAAACCGCCCCGAACGTGAACCCGATCGTCCTCGATGCTCGCGGCGAGGCCACAATCTTCTGGTCAGGCGCGTACCGGGTGCGTCTCGAAGACGCACTCGGCAACACCGTCTGGACAGTCGACGGCGTATCGGCTGGCATCGATGAGCTGCGCAGCGATTTAGCCAATTTGGTAAGTGCATCGCTCGGCGCTCGCCTGGTTGGTTTCAACCCCACGCTCGCGTATGCCTCGAGCACCGTCGGCGGCTTCCTGCACAGCATCTACGGCCGCACGGCTGGCGAGATCGCCGCCGCCGTCACGCCGGTCAGCTACTTCTATCCACCCGGCCACGTCCTGCGTTACGGCACGAACACAACGCCCGGCACAACCGATATGACGACGGCGTTTCAGAGCGCCGCGCTGTCCTCTCTCAATCCGTACGCGCCGCCTGACACCTACCTCATCACGGGCTCGATTCCGCTGCGTGACAACCAGTACTGGACGCTCGACGGCGCGAACATCACGATCACCGGCAACACGCAGGTCTTCACCGTCGCGGTCGGCATCGATGACTGGGCGATCGGCGGCAACTGGACGGTGACCGGCGACAACGGCGCAGCAGGCGCGACCGCAGGCACCGGGGCTGCGCTCAAGATCATCGACTCGATGCGCTTTCGGGTCGGCGGGCTCACGGCGAAGAATATCAAGGGATGGGGCATTCTGATCCAGCCCGGCGCGTCTGCCAGCGCGCGCGCCGAGCGTGGTCAGATCATCGCCCCGCAGTGTTTCGCCTGCTACATCGGCATCGAAGTGCAGGCGGGGACTGGCGCGGAATACCTGACCATCGACACGCCCATCATCTCCCGGTGCAACACGGGCATGAAGGTTGCGGCCGGCAACACCAACGTGATCGGCGGATCGATCACTGACAACACGGATGGCGTGTCGTTGCTGGGGGGCACAAACAACGCCCACGGCACCTTCACCGGCACCGACATCAATCACAACACGCAGTACAACGTCCGCTCGGACGGCGTAACGAACGGCCACTTCTTCGTCAACTGCAAGCTCTACGAGGGCGCGATCTACCTCAAGGATTCGTTCGGAATTCTCTTTAAGTCCTGCACGGTCGACGCTGCGAACTACTACTTCCAAGGCTCTCAGGGCGACGGATTCATCGATTGCACGCTGCCGTTCGGATACGGCAACGTCATTCAGAACAATTTCGGCGGCTTTCCCTCGTACACGATTTGGGAGAACTGCAAGAAGCTCACCGGCAAGAACCAGGGCGGGGCCTTCGGCAACATCCGCGGGCTTCGCGTCGAATGCACAAGCCCAGGTATCGCGATCACACCGGCGACTCTCAACGCCGGCACCGTGCTCCTGCTGACCGACGCGGCGAACTACTCGGCGAACAACAATGCGCAGACGCTGTTCGATGGGTACGTCGCTGCCACCGGCATCTTCACCTGTCGCGGCCTGGGCGACGGGCGGGTCAACGTCACGGTATTGCTCAACGTCGCCAGTAACGCCGCCGACGATGCTGCGATGGCAACGGTGTTCGCGTTCCTCGAGAAGAACGGCGCGGGAGTCGTGCAGTACTTCGCGCGCACCAGGGTCAGCACGACGAGCAACAAGTTCTCGATCGACGCCATTGTCGAGATGTCGGACACCGACACCCTGAGAATCCGCATGGGCTCCACCACGGTTCTCGCGAACAACATCAGCATCGCGGCGACCGAGACCTACGCGATCGTCGAGGGTCTCTAATGCAACAGCGGCTCGAGCTTCGCCCACATCGCATCGTACCCGGCGCGGTTCGGATGCAGATAGGCGTCCGCGTAAAGCGCGATGTTCATGCTTCCGTCCATGAGGAACGCCGGGTTGTAGTCCGCGACCTCGTATCCGTGCTCGGCCGCGCCTTTTCGGATCTTGTCGTTGAGCACGATGACGAGCTGCTTTTCGACCTCAGGGTACGCGCCCATGTTGATGGCCATCGGCGGCACGGTGCCAACGATGACGCGAATTCCTGCTTCGCGGGCGAGCCTCACCATGACGAAAAGGCGGTCGGGGTCGGCGCTGTCCCTGTCGCGGATGTCGTTGGTGCCGGCAAGGATCACGACGGTGCGCGGCTTGCGTGCGATGACGTCGCGTCGGAAGCGATTGAGCATCTGCCAGGAGTCCTCGCCGCTCGCGCCGGCATTCACGGCGCCCTCGACGTACTGATCGAGCGGCCAGAGCTGGGTGATCGAGTCGCCCATAAAGACGATCGGGCCAGCGTTGACTTTGGCCGGCGCGGTGATCGGCGCGTCCGCTGTCGCTCCTCCGCAGCCGCACAAGAGCACCACCGCCAGAACCATTGCTTTTCTCATGGCGGTGGATCTTACCCGCCTAACAGCCGTGGACTGAATACAAACTACCAGAATCGCGGCACGGGTCACGCTGGGGCGGGCTCCAGGCTGGCCGCCAGCCACAGAAATCAGGGAATACCTGAATGAGCGGGGCCACTGTCGTCATGCACGACCCGCGAGTATCGAAAGCGATCGTGTGGCTGTGCGGAATCCTGGGGACTGGATTTATCAGCTCCCTCGTGTGGGTCGGCTCGTCGATCAACGAGCTGAACACCACGGTCTCGCGGCTCGTCACGCAGAACGAGTCGGTGTTCCAGCGCCTCGACAGAAACGAGATGAAGGACGAGCGCCAGGACATCGACATTCGAGACATCGAGCGCGAGGTGTCCGAACTCAACGGCAAGCAGCTGCGCGGAGGCCCGTATGCAACCCGCTGACTTCCCCCTGCGCGCGCAGAACCGCAACCGAAGCGCACAGGTCGTGCAGATCGATAGCGGGAAGCATGTCGCAGTCGTTGCCATCTGCGCGCTGCTCTGCGGGGCAGCCTCTATCTACGCCTGGCGCGCGAGCGAGAAGGCCGACCGCAGCGAGGAGCGCGCGGACCTCCTGCAGTACTACGTGATGGAGCTCGACGGGAAACTCATGAAGGCGGGCGTGCTGAACCCCAGCGAATCATGGTCTGCGCGACAGGCCAAGGAGAGCGAATGAGCGGCGGTGGCGGTGGAGTGATCATCATCAAGAACCTGAAGGCGGCGGCGCAGTTGAGCGTCAGCCCATCAGGAAAGTGGAAGTTGTGGCATGCGCTGCTCGCGAGCCACGCGATCGCGCTCGTGGTGGGGCTGCTCCTTTGAAGCTCCTCCTGCGCCGCGACTATCGCTCGGACGACTGCACGCTCGGGGTGCTCTCGTTCTCGACGCCTGCCGAGGACTACGTCGCGCAGACGATGGAGCGGCCGTGGATCAAGATGCCGGGCGCGCGCGGAGGCCTTTCGGGGAAGTCGTGCGTGCCAGAAGGCGTCTACAAGCTCGAGCCGCACTCAAGCGAAGCGCACCCGAACACATGGGCGCTCGTGAACCCGGACCTCGACGTCCTCCACTACGAGGACCAACACCGCGGCCACGCGCGCTGTCTCGTGCTGATCCACGTCGCCAACTACGCCCGCGAGCTGCGCGGCTGCATCGCGCCCGGCTTCGGCCGGATGGTCGATGACAACGGCGTGCACATGGTCACGAACTCGCGGCGGGCGATGAGCGAACTGAAACGAATGCTGCCGTACAGCGACAGCCATGAACTGGAGATCCGATGAACCTTTACATCGCCACCGCCCTGATGATGTTCGGCGTCGGTGTGCACTTCCTCTCGGTGCTCGCGTCGCTCGAGGATGAGGGCAAGGTCTTCACGCCGTGGGGCTACCTGCGCCTGCACCCGTACCGCGCCGCACTCATGGTGTGCGCGTCTTTCATCCTGCTGCTGGTCGTCAACGAGATGCAGCAACTCACCCAGATCACCGCGGTGCTCATTGGCTATACCTGCCAGGACGCCAATGATCGGCTGCGCCAACGTGCCAACGCGCGCATGAATTCCCTAATGGAGAAATCGTCATGAAAGAATATCGACTCGTCGGAGCCTTCGCGCTCACCATCGCCATGCTGTGTATCGCTGGCGTCGCACAGGCCCAGACCCGCGTCACGGCCTGCAGCGCCACGACCGCCAACAACGAACTTTGCATCTCCATCGCGGCGGCCACGATTGGCACAAATGATGGCAAGCCGGGCGTGACCCTCACGCAGCCGCCCGTGTTTCGCATCGAGCAGAAGTTCGGCTCGGGCGCATACGTGCAGATCGCGACGGGCGTCTTGGCAGCCGATTACCTGGTGAAGAATCTCGCCCCCGGTGACTATGTGTTCCGGGTCTACCAGAACTGCGTGAGCGTTCCCAACGTGGTGAATTGCACGGAAAGCGCGCCCACCACCTCGAGCAGCAAGTCGATTGCTGTGCCGACTGTCACGCCGAACGCTCCGGTCATCATCATCGCCGCGACCATCCGCGCTGGCCAGCCGCCGACCTATCGCATCGTGTACACCGTGCGACCGCGCGAGGGCGAAATCGTCTTCGTGGCGCCGGAGTCGATGCGCCAGGCGTTCGCGAGCAGGTAGTGAATGGATGGGCTGTACAACGCCCTCTATGAACCGCGTCCACTATACGGGCGGACGCTCGCCAACTGGCGCAAACGAGCGTGTACGTTCAAGTCACGGAAGCCTAAGCAGATGAGCAAGTACGCCGAATGGACGCCAGCACCGAAGCCGACGTTCACCTCGACGATGGTCATCGAGTGCTCGTGGGGCCCGGTCGTGCTGAGGCCGCGGCGATGAGCTACCTACGCATCGGCCTCGCCATCGCCGCTGCCCTGGCGCTCGCGTGGCTTGCGCACCGCGTCTCGCTATCGTTCTCGCAGGCCGACACCATCG